TGATAATAAGTATATGGAATTATATTTTCTAATTTAACAAATTGATTTGATACAGCAGCCAATAATAAATATTTATCATCTATCATTTGGGTTGATCCGAATAATTTATCATTTTCTTCTTTAAAAATTCCTAAATCATCAACTAATATAGCATGACCACCTGTAATAATTAAATCTTCTATTAAGCCATTTTCATCAGTTTTTTTCATTTTGTACATACAATTAAATTTTTCTGGATTATTTACAACAGTTTTTTTTCCAATTAAATCTATTTTTCTGTATCCGTGTTTATAGGATTTGACTAAATCCCCTTTTCTTAAATTCTCAATAGGAATATATTCTTCTTCTAAATTTTTATTTAAACAAAGAATTTTTGTGCCTTCGTTATAACACGACGGATCTGAATTAAGACGATATATTTCAAATGCAGGAGTATATCCGTAAACGAATTCATTTTTATCATTGTATGTATATATTACAGGGTATCTTGCATCGTTGATATGATTCCATAAGGTATAATATTTAGTATGTTGATAAGGTACAGAGAAAATATCCTTTACAGTTGTGCCTATATCTGTAAAAGAATAAGTAGTACCTGAATTTACGAGTTTAGGGGTATTATCTATCCCATCTTTCCCTTTATTTTTTGCAAATTTATTTGCAGCATCTCCAAAACCATCACCTGATGGAAAAAAACCATCAATGGTGTATTCAGTCGCAATAATCGAAGTTGTTCTAATAAACCCATTAAATACAAAATTAGGATTAACATCAAAAATAGTGATTTTAATAGAAAACCATGTAGACATATATATAATATATTATAATTTTATAAAATTATAATATTATTAATAAATTAACTTGTAAATTTAAAATCAAAACTAATAAAACTTATGAATGATTCATCAAAATTATTATTTATTTCATGAACATAACATGCATACATATTTTCTATCTTTGTAGTTTCTTTAAAATTTCGGGACAATATAAATTTAACATTATTTAATTCATAATCTTCAAAGGTATGTCCAGAGATATTACAATATCTAGTTAAATATTTTTCATTTATCAAAAAATCTAACTCAGAATAGGGTATTATTTCGATATTTAAATTAACACCAATACAACGAAAATATGGTTTTAAATCAGTAATATTATTGATATTTAGTTTTTTTAATTTATAACCATAAATAAATAAATGTAATAATACTTCAAAAAGATCTTCTTGAGAATTAAATTCAGTTAACTCTATTTGAACAGAAAATGGATCCTTAATAGGATCTTTAAAAATAACATTTGCTAGTTCAATTAAATTATTATTCATTATTAAATTAATAATAATTGTTTAAATTAAAAATTAATTTATATATTATAATATATAATGAGTTTTTCTGCAAAAAATTTATATCCTGAACAAAGAAAAAAATTAAAGTTTATAGATACTAAATTTAATTATGATAATCTTCAAAAAGATACTAAATCTGGTAAATTACAAAAAATTCCAGATACAGTTTTATCAACAATTGGTATGTATACAATGACCAAAAATAATCAAGAATCAAATGTACCAGTTGAAACAGAATTAAAATATGGTATCCACGATCCAAAAAAATTACAAGAAATGGTTCTTGATACGGGAAGATATGCACCGATAGAGTTTAATAAATTAACTGATGGTGGACATGTTATGTTAAATGCAAAATATGATAAATTAACAGTTTTACAAGATTTTGACGATTCTGTTAAAAATGCTGGTCAAATATTTACTTTTAAAAGTGCAACAAGAAAAAATAATTTAGATTATTCAGAATATTTAGTTCCTCCATTAAAAACTTATGGAAGAGGTATAGGTAATTTTGAAACATTAAATGATACTTATTTAGGAGATGAAGCAAGAACTGATAATTATAATATTAAAGGTTTTGAATTTAGACGTGAACAAGAGTTACCAATTGATTATTATGTTGTAAATAGAGATGATTTACCATTTCCAAAACAAGGTATAGATACAAGATATTTAAATTATAAGAATGCAAGAAGTAAAAATGTTATAAAAAGTTAAAATAAAAATTTAATATAGATTTAAAATTTTATCTTATATAATTATATAAATATGTCAGGAATCTTTAATAAAACATTATATGATGATTGTGCATTCAAACAAAGAACAATGACTTCAGTTGAACCATTATTTTATGAATTATATAATGGTAAATTTGAAAATGGAGTAACTTGTAAAAAAAATAAAGGTGCAAAAGTTGCAAATAACTGGACTACAATTGGATTACGTACTGATGTTGAATCTGAATTACAATATAGAACTATACCATTAACCAAATGTGCAACTGAAAAATATATTGCTTGTGCTTATACAGGTAATAATGGTAAAAAATCGAATGCATATACTGGATGTAAAAATAACGTAGTTATTACTCCAAATTTATGTGATAGAGATATTGTACCAACAAATATGAAAATGCCTAATTCAAAAGGCTTTTAAAAATCTTTACATTTAATTAAAAAGATTTAATTTTAATTATATTATAATATATTTCTTAATATATATTATAATAAATGTCAGGACATTTTTCAAAAAGAAAATATGATGATTGTTATTTCCAAGAAGTTATAAGACAGGAAGCAGCCCCTGGTAACTATCGTTTATTTACTCCTGAATGGAATAATGATGCCAAATGCCATTCTCTATTAGGTCCTCGTTCAAATAGACCTTCAAAAATCGGGTCAACTGGTGAATTTGATTCTGGTGGAATGGTAAAAAGAACTGAAGTTGAATCTTTATTAACTGATAGAAATTGGGACAGTACTAAATGCACACCACAAAATTTATTAGTTGTTAAAAATGCAGCACTTAAAAAAGCGCATGAAGATTTTAAAGCAAATAATCGCTTATGTAATAAATTTTTAGATTATCAATTTTCAAGATTAGATTTAGACACTAAAGAATATACCTATGCAGATTATAATAGATGGATAGATTTAATAATTGATCCTAAAGAATGGGTATTTTATGGAAATAAAGTTAAAAATGATAAGGATCGTTTTGGAGTTCAAACCAGATATGAAACCAAAAAGATATTAGACGATTTTAATAAAAAAATAAGAACAAATGCATAATTAATTTAGTTTTTTAAATATTTTATTATTATATAGTAATAATAATGGAATTATTAGCGGTTAGCGGTCTAGCATATTTAGGCACTATATTAAATCAACATATTATACGAGAATACGATGAAACTGAAGATAAAAATATAAATAAATCAAAGAAAAAAGAAAAATTTGCATTTATAAATAATCGAAAATATAAATCTATTGAAGGAGATAAAATAGATAAAAATTATAATAAAAGAATTCGAGAAATAAGAGAACTTTCTTTCATTCCTGAAAAATCACATGTAATACCAAGTTTTTATAATCAAATACCATCAGTTTTAGATGAATATGAAAATAATAAATATGAAATTCCTGGAAAATTAGAAGTTGGACTAATTACAGATTCAAAAAAATATTCATTATTAGATGAACAATTTCAATTTGGAAAATTAAAAAATGATGATCCAAAACCAGAAGGATTTGATATTGAAATTAAGAGTAATTGGACTCCTATTGAAGAAAATAATGATATGACATATGGAATTTTTAAAAAAGATGAATTAAAACATAATAATATGCAACATTTTTTTAGAAGAAGAGATGAAGCAGTAGAAAATATCGATGGAAAAATGACTGATGAAATTAATAGTAACAATAATACTGTAAAAATGGAACTATTTACTGGTTCAACAAGAAATTATTATCCAAAAGAAGCACCCCCGGCTTTCTTTGAACCAATGAAAGATATGCACTTTGTTAATGGTATACCATCATTTACAGAAAATATAAAAGATAGATATTTACCAGGTAATCTTAGACAAGGTGAAAAACCATTTCAACCTGTACAAGTACAACCTGGATTAGGTTTAGGATATCATGAAGAAAGTAAAATTGGATTTCAAGATCCTTATAGATCACCACAACCAACAATTGATTTCCAAAGAGTTGGTAATAGAATTCAAAAATCACATGCTGGAGTTATTATACCTGGTATGAAAGGACAAAAACAACCAGTTGATCCAAATGTTGCAAAAAGAAGACCAGAAAAAGCATTTGATGTAAGTGAATATATACATGGCGGTGGAAATGGTGGTGTAAGTAAACCAGCAAATAATCCAGAACAAATAGTAAAAGATCAAACACGTGCATTTTCAATGGAATTACAAAATGGTGGTCAACTTGCATCTGGTTCTTTAGTCGGTCCATTCAATCCAGATGGAATTAAAAGAAATCCTCATAAATTACAATTTGATGGTCCTCAATCAGCTGGACCAAATATGGAAAGTCGTCATAATAATAATTTACCATCATATAATTTATTAGATAATCAAAGAACTGAAACCGGATTTAATTATTATGATGGTCCTCAAAAAGGTCAAATCATGAAAAATAAACAATTTAATACTCAACCAGCTAATACAACACTAAGACAAACAACTGCCGAAACTCCTCAAGATGGTACAGCTTATGGTAATATAAGAAAAGTTCAACAATTTAATACTCAAGCTACTAATACAACATTAAGACAAACAACTGCTGAAACTTCTCAAGATGGGCACGCATACGGTGATATACGTAAAGTGAATCAATATAATATACAACCAACTAATACCACATTAAGACAAACAACTGCTGAAACTGCACAAGATGGACCAGCGTACGGTGACATAAGACAAGTTCATCAATTTAATACTCAATCAGCTAATACGACATTAAGACAAACAACTGCTGAAACTGCACAAGATGGACCAGCACACGGTGACATAAGACAAGTTCATCAATTTAATACTCAAGCTACTAATACAACATTAAGACAAACAACCGCAGAAACTGCACAAGATGGTACTGCATACGGTGATGTCAGACAAGTTCACCAATTTAATACTCAACCAACTAATACAACATTAAGACAAACAACAGCTGAAACTGCACAAGATGGTGCTGCATATGGTGATGTCAGACAAGTTCACCAATTTAATACCCAGCCAACTAATACAACATTAAGACAAACAACTGCAGAAACTGCACAAGATGGTGCTGCATATGGTGATGTTAGAAAAGTTCACCAATTTAATACCCAGCCAACTAATACAACTTTAAGACAAACAACTGCTGAAACTGCACAAGATGGCCCTGGATTTGGAAATGTTCGTAAAGTTCATCAATTTAATACACAACCAACTAATTCAACTTTTAGACAAACAACAGCTGAAACTGCACAAGAAAATCCGGCAAAACATACTGTATCAAAGGTACATTTATTTAATACTCAACCAGCAAATTCAACATTAAGACAAGTTGTAAATTATGATGATTATAGTGGACCAACACATGTAGTTGTTGAAAATTTAAGATCAAGATCAGATGCAAATGCTATGGAAGTACATAGCGGTAGAGAAGATACTACAACAAGTAGAACATTAACTTATTCTGGATGGCATGAAGGTATTAGTTTAAAAACTTTAGGTGCTCAAAATTCAAAAGAAAAAGATGTTAATAATAATTGGACAAGAGTAAATCCTCCTTCATTACAAAATAGACCAAAAGTTATTCAAGATATGAATGGATTTAATTTAGATGATAGAATAGTTTATCAATTAAATAAATTAAAAGATTATACATCTGTTGGAGATAGAATAGAAACAACAGTTGCAGAAGTATTACAAAATAATGAATTAATTAATAATGCTTATCAAAAATATGGAAATAAACCAAATAAATTATATCGTAATATACACGATATTAATAAATAATAATTTTTATTTAATTAATTTTTTTAAATCTAAATATTTTAATTTATATTTTAAATATTTTTGATAAAAACTATCTGGAATACTACCGTCTTTAGAAGTTTTAACATTTCCATTACCAATTCTAATAATATTGTCATATGATTCGTAAAAACATTTGGAAATAGTATCTATTTCTTCTATATGAAATAAATTAATTATTTCTTTTATTTTATATGAATTTTCTTCTATATTTAATATATCTGGATTCCTTTTATTTAAATAAAGTATTTCAATTTTAGACCATATTTTATTAATATCTTTTCTCTTCTCTTTTAATAATTTTCGAATTTGTCTTAATTTTTTATATTCGGTTTTTAATATTTCTTTATTTTCTAAATATTCTTTATTTTTTAGCAATTCTGGTCGAACTTCTTCATTTTTGGGATTAATTTCTAATAATATTTTTACATTTTCTTTAAATTTTGACATTAAATTTTTAACTTTTTCATATATCATCGGAAAGTACGATTCTTTTATTTTTTTAGAATGACTATATAATCCTTCAATATTCTCAATAATTCTTTTTCTTTCTAATTCCATTTTTTTTGATTCTTCTTTATCACCTATTTTTCTTAGTTCTTTAATTTCTCTATTAAGACTAGATATTTTTGAAGTTAATTCACTTATTTTTATCATATTTTTTTTATCTTTTTCTTTCTCTAATTCTATTTTAATTTCATCTAATTCTGCTTCTTTTTTTAATTTTATTGACATCCAATTTTCTAATTTATATTTGATTTCACTTTCTTTTTTTCTTCTGAATTCTTCAACTCTTTTTACTTCTTCTATTCTTCTTGCTTCTTCCGCTCTTTTTGCTTCTGCTACTTCTCTCATATGTAGTTCTCTTTCTCTTGCTTCTTTTTCTAATTCAGATCTAGATAATATTAATGCTCTATTAAAATTATCCCATTCTTTTATAATTCTATTACGATTACTAAGATAATCTTTATTACGAGCTTTTATGGCATTTATTTCTTTCGCCTTTTTTCCTCTATAATCTATTTTTATATCTATTTCTGGGGGTATCGGTTCTTTAGGAATATCATAACCATGTTCTCTTGCTCTGTTTATCGCGGGTTCTCCTTCTATAAATCTTGGATTAGCTACTAATTTAACAGAAGCTAATTCTTCTTCTGAATATTTTAAAAAACTCATATATATATTATATTTATAAAAAAAATTAAACATTCATATATAATTTTATATCTTTTCTTTTTACAATATCACTATGTTCATCTAATATATTTATAATAAAATCATATGCAGATTTTATATTATTACCATTTCTTGCTCCAGTAATTATAATACTACCACTTTCAAACACAAATATTGATATTGGTTTATCTTTTTCATGAGAGTTTGATGGTAAATATTTAATATTAACACATCTATGTGATAAAGGTTCAAATCTTGCTTTAACTCCTTTTTTAATTATAATTGGATATAAATTTTCAATATTAATTTTATAATTAATATAAAAATTACTATTAATCATATTTATCTTAAAATCTTTAATCGCAAAATTATAATTATCAACTAATTTAATTTCTTCTCCAGTACTTTCAATAAAAAATTTTTTTTTTAATATTCTAATTAAATGATGTATTCCACAATTAATTTGTTCAATAGATTTAGAACCAGCTATTTGTACTGATCCATTTAAAAAAATTTTTACACTAATACATTTATCTTCCGCTATTTTTAATTTCATTGTTAATTGATTATTAAATGTTTTTTCAGATATTTTCATATTTATTTCTTCACTTTGTTTAACTTCATTTTTATATTTCATTCCTAATAAAATATCATTCAACTTGACCAATTTGAATAAATATTTTAAATTAACTATTACTCCTAGTTCAAAAGTAACTCCAGTTGTTGAAACACTTACATTTTTTGGAATCTCGTTGAAACTATATGATTCAGTTGGTATAATTGTGGTCATGTGTATTATTATTAATATTTCCTTATATTAATTTAAAGAATATTCAATTTTATTTTTTATTTATAATATTATTTATATATAATATGAATGATTCTAATAATTTAAAAAATGAATCTGATAAAGATTCTTATAAAGATTCTGAAATTAATTCTAACTTAAAATGGAATACATCAATTGATAAAATGTTAGAAAATTGGGCAGATAATGCAAAATGTTATGAATGGATGTATACTGAATCTTATTCAAGATATAATTTTAGATCAACCGCAATGACTATCACAGTAAATGTTGCAATTGCATTTAGTGGTATAACTAATTTAATTGTTGGGACACCTACACAATATACAAATGTTTCTCCTTCTACTATTATCGGATGTGTTTCAATTGGAATTAGTATAATTAGTATGTTACAAGATAAATTAGATTGGATAACACTGGCAAATAATTTTAAACAAGCATCACAACAATGGGGTATTATTTCTAGAAAAATTATAGAACAAGTTTCATTACCATGGCAAGGAAGAAAAGATTGTGGTACTTTTTTAAAATATATCCGTGCTGATATAAATCAAATATCTCAATATAATTCAAGTATTCCGAAAGACATACGCGAAGCATGTAATAAAAAATTTGGGAAAATACCACATTTTGATATACCAGATATATGTGGTCAATTAGAACATACAACAGGATATGTAAATGATACAAATATAATAACTAAAATAAATATACCTGATAAATCAGGTATATTAGATCCTAAAATAGAATATATAAATGATTTAAAAAATTGTAATACTACAACTAGTATTATTCCGAATGTATAAAAATTGAAAATAATATACATTTTAATAACCTATAGACAATAAATTTAATATACTATATTTTATTATAGGTTCGTTATTAGGTAGTGTCGCAATTATTTGGACATTACCATTAATTCTTCTAAAAATATTTGGAATATCATTATATATGATTAATGATAAAAGAAAAATAGATAATATTTTAAAAAAAATAGATAATAAAGTAATAAGTTCAATGTATAAATATCAATTTGGAGAATGTAAAAATAATGGTTTTATTTTTACACGCTTTTGTACGGGATATATATTAGAGAAATTTGAAGATCATATTAAAACTCATGAATTATATTTATTAATGACAAAAAAAACATTTGAGTCATTAATTGATATAGAAGATAATGATCCGGAGATTGAAAAAGATATTAATATTTTAGGTAAAGAAATTGAAATATATGATAGAGAAGGAAATTATTATGGAATTTATTATAGCCCTCGAAAAATAATAATTGAAAATAATCCAACACCAGTTCAAAAAATTAATCAAGAAAATATTATTAGTAAAATAATCGAATATTATAAAGAAAATAAAAAATGTACTACCTTTATTAATGGTTTACCTGGCTCTGGTAAAACTAATATTGCTTTTTTACTTGCTGCAGAATTAAATGGTACTCTTTGTAAAAAATTTAATCCAGTAGAACCAGGAGATACATTATGTGGTTTAATTGATAGAGTTAAACCTACTTTTAAAAGACCATTAATTATTTTACTGGATGAAATAAATATTATGATACGTAAAATTCATACACAATCAGTACCATTACATAAAAATATACCAGTACTTGTTTTTGATAAAACATCATTCAATAGTTTCTTAGATGATATGAAATATGAATCAAATATTATACTACTATTAACTTCAAACGAATCAAGAAAACAAATGGATTTGCTTGACCCATCATATGTAAGAGAAGGAAGAATAAATAAATATTTTGAAATGATTGCATAAAAATTGATTTATTAAATTTATAATTATTTTTGTTATTGTTAGATATAAAATATGGGATATTTAAAATTAATTTTAGGACCAATGTTTTCTGGTAAATCTTCTAAATTAATAGAATTAATCAGAAAATATAAAATTATTAATTATAAATTATTAATTATAAAAAATGCGATTGATAATAGATATTCAAATGATTCTAAAATTATATCACATAATGAAGATTCAGAACCATGCATTTCTATTTCAAATTTAAATAATATATTTCAAGATCAAATTTTAAGTAATAAATATTTTGAATCAAAAGTAATCTTTATTGAAGAAGCACAATTTTTTAAAGATTTATATAATTTTATATTAAGTGCATTAAAAGACGATAAAATTATTTTTGTAGTTGGTCTTAATGGAGATAGCAACCAATTGAATTTTGGTGAAATTCATAAACTATTACCAGTATGTGATGATATTGAATTATTAAAAGCATGTTGTAAAATTTGTATGGATGAAACTCCTGCTTTATTTAGTAAGAGAATTATACAAAGAGAAGAACAAGTGCATGTTGGTGGAGTAGATGAATATATTCCTGTTTGTAGAAAACATTTTTAATTATATAATGATAGAAATAATTTTTTGAATATCTTTATTATTTATAACAAACTTTTTTTTATTATTAAATAAAACTGTTATCCATTTATTATCTATTGAGATATTATCAATTATTCCCTTAGTATTATTATAAATTCGATATGAATATGGTGGATTTTTCCAAAAATGTGGTATTCCTTTATAATATGAAGAATATAATAAATCATAAAAATCTTTAACTAGGGCATAATTTCCAAAATAAGCTTTAATAAAAATTGTATCTCCAATTATAAATTTTTTATCAATATTCATTATAATATTATATGTTTAATTTTTAAAAAATAAATCTATTAAATTGTATAATGAAACTTATATCTTATGATGTTGGTATAAAAAATTTAGCATATTGTATTGTTGATGAGAATATGAAAATATTAAAATGGGATATTATTGATTTATTAAATATAAATAATAAATGTTCTTTTTGTAATCTAAATGCGGATATTTTATTTTATAAATATAAATTGTGTAAAGAACATAAAAAAAAAGTTGAAGAATTAAAAGAGCCATGCATAGATCTAGAAAAAAAAAATAATGAAGAATGCATTGTTTGTAAAAAAAATGCAAAATGCAAATTAGGAAATTCTTTTTTATGTAATTTACATAGAAAATCATTTGAAACTAAAAATTATAAATTAAGAGAAACAAATGTTACTTGTGATAAAATTAGTACTGCTCAATTTAAATATAATTTAGTTACTGCTTTAGATACACTTCCAGAATTATCTGATGTTGATATTGTATTAATTGAAAATCAACCTTCATTTAAAAATCCTAAAATGAAAGCTATTGCAGATACATTATGTGATTATTATCTAATAAGAGGAGTTATTGATAAAAAAAGATTTAAATTAGAAGATATACATTTAATTGCTCCAAGTATGAAATTAAAATTATCACCAGTAGAAGGAATGGAAGAAGAAGTATTAAAACTTGATTTAAAAAAGAAAAAGAAAGTAGTTGAGAAAGTTGAAGAGAAAGTTGAAGAGAAACTTGAAGAGAAAGTTGAAGGAAAAATGACGTATAAACAAGGTAAAGATTTTGCAATAAGAAAATGTTTAACTTTAATAGATGCTACACATAAACAATTTTTAAAAATACATAAAAAGAAAGATGATTTATGTGATTGTTATTTACAAGCATATCATTACTTAACTAAAATAAAAAAAACTATTATTTAAATTACACCTTTAGATATTTAAAACGCCTTCAGGTAAAATAATAATATATAATAATATATAATAATAATATATAATAATAATAAATAATGTTAAAAATATTTGGAGTTTATTTTATTTGTTGTATAAATAATTATTTAGAAGTCGTCAAAGAGCAATTATCAGTTTTAAATCAAGGTTTATTAAATATAACATCTAATGTTGTAATATTCATAACAAAATATGATAAGGATCTGTGTAGTGAATTAGATAATATTTTAAATAGTTATAGTAAATTTATATTAATCAAAACATCCGAAAATTTATACGAAAAATACGCCATAAATAATTATAAAAATTACATAAAAGAAAAAGAATATTATTTGTATTATTTTCACACAAAGGGTATAAAAGATAAAAATAACCCTCTAATTCATATTTTTTCATCAGTAAGAAAAATATTAAATTATTATACACTTTTACAATATAATATTAATATAAAATTATTAGAAACCTATGATGCGGTTGGATGTAGTTTAACTTTATACCCCAAAAAACATTTTTCAGGAAATTTTTGGTGGAGCAAATCAAGTTATTTACAAAAATTAGAAAATATAAATAATGGTTATTTATCACCTGAAATGTACATATTAGATAATGATAGTTGTAAATATATATCCTTATCAAATGATACTAATGGAAAATTAATTGAAGATTATAAATTTAAAACAGAAACTGAAATATACGAAAAATTAACATCAGAATTTATTATTATTGAAGATTATAAAAAACTAATAGATTATTGTTAATAAATCGGCATTTTAAATGGGAAAAGAATTAAAACAAAAATTGAAAATTTTATATTCAATCTATTTAAGATATTCATATAAAAGATGTCTTTTTCGGATGATATTATTTCTTGTGGTATTGGTGTTAATACCGATCACTTTGTTAAGGTTCTTGCAAGCCCCTAGTTTAATAACTGGAAGTCAAAACAAGATCCAGCTTTTTTATACCATTCAATTGTAGTAGATGCAATAACCATGTTTGGTTCGAATCCAGGATTAATTCATATTACAACAGATGTAACATTCAACGGTCTTCGTGGAAAGCGGGTTGTTTTCATTCGCGGTGGTGCAATCGGTGTGTATGCCCGTCTTCGTTCTAAACAGACTGGGAAAATTTACGTAGTTTATATTCGTCAGCCTCGCAATGGAGTTGGCAAGCGTGACCTAGCAGAGATCATTGCAGGTATGCTTGACGGTAATACTGGAACTCTTGCATCAAAGGGTGTTGCTGCAAATGAGATCAAAGAAGAGGGAGGCTTTGAGATTCTAGCAGATGATCTTAAGCTGCTTGGTACTGGTATTCCGTCTCCTGGCGGCTGTGACGAATGGATCGACCTATATAGTGTCTTTCTAGACGCGAATGATGATTTTATTAAGAGCCTCATCGGAAAGCAGACTGGTGAACTCGGATCTGACGAGCAGATCACAATGTGTATCGCAGAGGTTGATGAATTCAAGACTATGCTACTTGACGGTCGATGCAAGGATTTCAAGGCCATGTCTGCAATGTGGCTTCTAGATACCCTAATTTCTCGAGGGTATGAGGACAAGCCTTCGCGTGAATTAAGTATATCACTTGCATCAGGCGGTGTATAATCAAATTTTACATTATTTAGTCTTCATTAAATTATTTAAATTATTTGCATTTCTTGTTATTGGTTTAGTTCTTTTTATTTTATATTCATGTCCTTGTTGAAATTTAAATGTATTATTTTTATATTCTTCTTCAATATATAATTTTAATGGTTTTGAAGGCGGATAAATTAAAATAGTATTTTTTGCAAGTATTTTAAAATCTTTTCTAAATTCTTCAATAGTTTGATAACCTCCAAACATTTTTAAACTTTGTCTTGGATTTGCAGGTTTAATAAAATTTGTATCATTTGTTAATTTATTTTTCAAAGCGAATAATAAACAATTTTTTTCTTCAGATTTATTATCATAATGTTCTAAATTATATGCTTTTGCACAATTAAAAGAACAAAAATATCCATAAGTATAAAATATATGTTCTTTATAATTATCTGGCAAACCAATAGGTTTATGATCAAATGTGTGACAACACCACCAACAATGAACATTATTCATTGATCCATTTTGAATGTCAATACTAATTTCATTTAATTTATTAAAATTAATTTTATTATATAATATATTTTCTAATTCTTCAATCTTTAATTTTAGTTTAGATACTACATCATCGTCATTTTTTTTATTAATTTTATATTTTATATTATCTACTTCACTTGAACATTCTGAAGTATGTAAAATTATATTTTTTAAATCACTTATAATTGTACTATTCGGTTTAATTATAGATTTATCTATTACAATATCATTGTTTGTTGAAATATCTTTAGTATCTTTCATTGATAAAGGTAAAAATGCGATTATACATTCATTATCAGTTTCAATATTTTTAACAGTTCCTTTTTCCATTTGAAAAATTTTACCCGTTGGTTTTCGACCACGTTTTTTTGGTATTTTAACTTCATTTGTTTTATTAATCGATGATTCCATAAAAACAATATTGATTTCTTTTTATATAATAATTATATAAAGTTATAATATATGCCAACTGGAGAAATAATTTTACACGAATTTAAAAAAATATGTAAAGTACTTCATAGATCAACTATTAATGAATTATTAAATAATACTGAAAATATTAATAATATAACAATATTAGATTCTGATGAAAAAAAAAATTTAGTATATATATTTCGAAATTTTTCAAAATTATGTAAAAAATTAGATATTAGTAGACAAAAGACAATTGATAATTTAGGTATTAATACATCAGAAATAAATAACCATTCTGAATTAAAAAATATATTAAAAGGAGGAAAAGGTGTTAAACTTCCTAAAAAAAAATCTTCTAAAGGATCTAAAAAAGGATCTAAAAAAGGATCTAAAAAAGGATCTAAAAAAAGATCTAAAAAAAGATCTAAAAAAGGATCTAAAAAAGGATCTAAAAAAGGATCTAAAAAAGGATCTAAAAAAAATTCCAAAAAGAATAAAAAGAAAAATAAAGACGGGGAAGAAGATACACAAGAAAATAATCAAACATCAAGTGATTCTTTAAATGATGCTTCAACAGAAAGTACGCCTCTAAATTCATCTACTGAAAATTCATCACCTCAAAATTCATCACCCGAAAATTCATCACCAAAAAAAAAATCTAAAAGAGGATCTAAAAAAAGATCTAAAAGAGGATCTAAAAAAGGATCTAAAAAAAGATCTAAAAAAAATCTAAAAAAGAAAGATAGCGAAGATTATACTTCAACTGATAATTCATCAAGTGAAGCATCTAGTTCCTCTGCAACACGAATGCAATCAGTACCTCAAATACAATCAGTACCTCCTTTTCAAGGTTCAATGCCAATGCAAAATTATTCTTCAAATATACCAAATCAAGGCCAATCTATGCAAAATTATTCTTCAAATATACCAAATCAAGGCCAATTTATGCAAGGTTATGCACCAATACAAAATAATATTCCATTTCCGATACCAATTCCATATAATATACCGCAAGTTCAACCATCTCAAACTAATAATGATTTTTATTTATATCAATTAAATCAATTAAATAATGAAAAAAATCAATTACTTGAAAAAATAAAAAAAATGGAATATGAACAATATAAAAATAGATTAGAAACAGAAGAACAAAAATATAAAGAAAAACAACAAAAATTAGATGAACAATTAAAACAATTAGATGAAAAGAAAAAACAATTAGATTTATCACCTAATTTTTCAACAACTTCTTCTGACGTATTTTCAAGTAAATCTGCATATACTCCATCAGAAAAATCTAAAAATAATATAGTATTATCTGATTTATCTTTATCAACTGATATGGCAATAAAAGAAGTAGTAAGAACAAAAGAAAAAAAACCTAAAATAGAAATTAAACCTGATGTACAACCTGTAGCAGAAGTAAAACCTCTAGTAGAATTACAACCACAACCACAAGCCGAAGTAAAACCACCTGAAGTACAACAAGGTGGTCTACAAAAATTAAACATAAAATCAAATTATTTTAAATTTTAAATAATAAATAATAAATAATAATAATTAATTAAAAATTATTATTATCTTCTGATATTTAATATACTTTTTTTATTTGCTACAGTTTTTTTAATATTATCTTTTTTTTCAGAATTTACTGTAGAAGTTCTTAGAACACGTATATCACTTGAATTTTCTTCAGTTACAGAACTAGTTTCATCATTTTTTGGTAAATTCTTTTTTAATCTATCTAAAATTGAATTTATATTAGATTTATTTGGTAAATCTTTTGGATTATTTAATCCCATTGTCATTTTGCTTTTTAAATTATTATTTTCTGATTTTTGCTGTTCAATTATTCTTTGTTGATTATTTTGCATTCTTTCCATTTCTAGTCTTTGTACTTCTAAAACTTTTTCCATTTGTTGTTTTTCTTGCATCATTTTTTGAAACATCATATTTTGTTCAACCGCTTCTACTTTTTCTTTACTAGGTGCAATACCATTTATTTTTGATTTTGTTACATTTTGAACATTTGCTTTAATTTTTTCAAATAATTCTGGATTATTTTCTTTTATTTTACCCATTCCTGGAACATTTGCTAAACTATTTGCTGTAACAAATGCACCAGCTGATCCAGCAAACATTAGCATTGCTCTTAATTCAACCGAATATCCATCAAATTTACTTTTATATTTATCATATAATTCACCAAATATTTCTTCATTTGAATTTGCATCAATTGCTGAAAAATGTTCACTCCATCCATTTAAATCAAATCCAAATGGATCAAACATTTTATTTAATTGTTCAACCCCTTTAGAAGCATATACAAATGTATTTTTCCAAAATTCGATACCATTCTTTTTCTTTTGAAAATTTGTATGAAATTCAATTTCTGCACACATTTCATCATAATCACTATTAATTGTATATTCTTTTGATAATGATACACCAAATTTTTCTTTAATATATTTTAATTGCATAAATTTTTCCAACCTTTTTAACCTTTGTTGTTGTGGTGTTAATTTATCAAATGGAATTTCATATTGATTATTTTTAATTTCTTCTTTTTGAATATTATGAGTTGATATTTTTGATTCTTTATCAGATACATATGATTCTGATTCATAATCAGAATCATCGGAATCAGATTTTTTTGAAGATTTAGAATTTTCAGAATGATCTTTTTCAGTTTGTTGAAATTTTAAATTACTTGGATTATTACCTTCTAAATTTAATGCATCAACCACATGTTCATCATTATCAGATGAATTTTCATTAATTATATTCATTTTTTGAGGTATTTGTTCTTTTAATTTTGTTTCATCTGCCAATAAATTAAGATATAAATCAGTATCTGTAGTTATTATTTTCTTAGGTTTAAAATTAGACATATAATTATATAGAAACTAAATATATATATTAAACGAATCTCTATATTAAAAATTTAAATTTAGAATTTTTTATTTTTTAAATATTTATATAATTTATATGTATTCAAATATTGATGAGGCTTGGCAAACTTCGATGGCTTTAGATAAATATAAAAGTGGATTTAAACCTGTAAAGAGTGTTGTTGATGCAACAAATGAATTAAAAGATAATAATTTATTAGAATCTGATGTATCGAATAAATCATCTGAAAATTCTATAGTTAAATTCAAAGAAGAAATAAGAGATTTAAAAAGCTCAATAAAATTAGATGATGGTAAACAATGCCAAAGATTATTTAGTCATTTTCAAACTTGTAAAAAATGTAGAAATAAAATAATAGAAAAATTTAGTTTAAATGATATAAATAATGAAACAGCTAGTTCATTTAAATTTACTGAAAATTTTATAGATCTAACAAAATATACAGAAATGTTTAAAAATAAAAATACGAATAATATAATCTCAATTATATTATTTGGTTTACTTATAATTATTATTTTATCATTATTAAGTAATGAATCAAAATAAAGAATTTGATACTTTAATTGTCAGTGGAGGTGGTTTTAATGGTTTACAATTTCTAGGTATAATAAAATATTTAGAAGAAAAAAATTTATTAATTAAAATTAATAAATTTATTGGTGTATCTATGGGAGCATTTATTAATTTATTAGTTATTGTTGGATATAAATTTAAAGATATCGAAAATTTTATAACAAAATTTGATTTTTCAAAAATTTTTGATTTAAAATTTGAAAAAATTATAACCGAAGATAATATAAAAGGTTTAACAAATGGTGAAAATTTTGATAAATTAATTAAAAAATTTTTAAATAATAAAGAATTAAAAGAGAATATTACGTTTAAAGAATTATATGAAATAACAAAAAAAAATTATATAATTATTGTAACAAATATAACAAAAGATAAAATAGAAATAATTAATCATGAAAATTATCCAAATTTACCTATATATATTGGTTTAAGAATGACTTCTTGTATTCCTATATTTTTTGAACCAATTGAATATAATAATAATTTCTATGTTGATGGTGTTATGAAAGATAATTTTCCAATTCAGATATTAAATGATGAAGAAATTTCTAAAACGTTAGGAATTGTTTTACAATTAGAACAATCTGAATATGATGTAAAAAATATGACAACATACAGCTATTTATTACACTTATATCGAGTTTTAACCAATGAACCAATTCGAAATAAAATTAAAAAATATAAAGAATTATGTAAATTATTTATAATTAATCCAAAAATTAATTCATTTAATTTTCAAATAAAAAATGAAGAACGAATAGAATTAATAAATTATGGATATGAATTATGTAAGAGTTTAATTTAATTTTTCTTTCTTAGTTGGTTCTGGTATTTTTAATTTATTATATGAATTTTCATATTCTTTCATTTTTTCATCTAATGTTAATCCTGAATCTTTATAATCATTATGAGATATACCCATTAAATTAAATGCTTCTTCAAAAGATGAAGTATTTTTTTCTTGAATATTTATTATACCAAAAGCATTATCTAATGAAGCATTATTATTATCTTGATTCCATGCAATTATTTCGGTATGAGGATTATCTTTTTTTCTATATTCGTCAAATAAATTATTAAATTTATTAAAATATTCTTTTTTTGATTCTTTAGATGATTCTTTAATTAATTCATCAAAATTATCAATACGATTAATTTCAAACACTTTATTTAAATTTTTTTGTGTATTTTGTCTAACTTCTTCTGCAAATTTTTCATTAACTTCATTTAATTTTTCATTTTCATTTTTAAAAATTTTTTTTGATGTATCCTTATCCCCATAATTAAATGAAAAATCATTAAATTGTTTTTTTAAATCTATTGCTGTGCCAGATTCTAAATATTCTTTTCTAGCTTTATTATATAAATCTTTACTATTTTCATTTGATAAAATATCGTAAGCTGTATTTACTAAATTAAAATGATCTTTTAATGTTTTTTTTTCATCTTCTGTTAATTCATCAGAATTTAAATATTTATCTGGATGAAATTTTATAGCTAATTTTTTATATTTTTTTTTAATTGTATTTATAGAATCAGTTGGTGAAATTTCTAAAATTTCATATAAATTATATTTTACATATACTTGAATTAAATCCATATTATAATAATATTAATATATATTTATATTATAAATGAAACATATTTTTTCTAATATTAGAGAATATAAATTAATGTATTTATCATCAATAATCGGATATAATTCATATATTATTGGTTTTGATATTGGTTTACAAAATGTTTTTATTAATAAAATTGATAATGATCAAAAAATTTATAATTTTCTTGAAACAAATACTTTTATATATTCATCAATATTATCTGAATATGGTGGATTATCACAATTAAAATTTAATTTAAATGATATACATTATTTTACAAAATTAAATGAAATAGTTTTTGATAATATAAATAATTTTGATAAAATACAAAATGAATTCAAAAAAAATATTAAAGATTATTTAACATCACCATTAAAAATAGATATTCTTAATGAAAATACTATAAATATATTACAGTCAAAAGGAGATCATAATAAATATTATTCTTTATTATTCATAGCAGTACCTTTTGCTTTAAAAATAAATAATAAAAATGAATTAATTGATAAAATTACAAAATTTATATCAATATATACTAAAGATATAAATCATATTTTATCAGCTGTAATTATTGGATTATTTATAAATTATTCAATAAATGAGATACCAATAAATATTTGGATAGATAATATTAAGAAAGATTTAATAAAAGAAGATAAATATTTAGATTTTATAAAAAATTACTATGATAATAATTTTAGAAATGGAAAATTTATAAATAATAAAATTGATAATTATATATTAATTCGAACAAAAAATTTTTTTGATGAATATTGTAATAAAAATAATAGAATTTTAACTGAAAATCCACATGAACAAGTATTATTAATATATGATACACTTATTAGATCTAATGATAATTGGGAAAAATTAATATTTAATGGAATGTTAAATTATAACGATAATATTGGAATTAGTTTAATATTAGGATTAATTTATGAAATAATATTTAGTTCCTCCAAGATTAATAAAAATTTACTAAAAAGATTTAGTTTTAAAAATTAATAAAATAATTTTATATTATATAATTATATAATATGACAACTCCACCCCAATTAACAGCAGCTGATTTAAATTTAGGACCATCTGCTAAAGCAGCAGATGTTTCAACACATGTATTTGATCAAGCACAGGTTAAAAGTTTATTTGGTAATAAAGATACAGTAAAAGCATTGTTAACTGATGATGTGTTAACAAGTTTATTTAGACTTAATAGACCAAACACTGTTGCAAAGTTTGTTGCTTTATTAAGTGATGCACATGTTGAACAAATAACATCAAAAATTGATGCTAATGTATTTAATTCAAATGGTTGCAAACTTTCAGGAGAATGTGATAATCCAGGTGAAAAAAGATCAGCTCTCTCAAAACTTTTAAATAAAGCAGAAGGACTTAAAAGCTATCTATCTACTTTAGTTGATAAAGCTGGCGAATGGACACCAACAAGCATAGACGAATTAAGAAATCCAGTAACTGGATTAAACTTATTACTTGCAAATCCAGTCGTAGCAGCAGTAGTTATGCAAAAACGTAAAAGAGATTTTGAAATGGCTAGAGCAAGAGTATTACCTGCCGCAAGTGGCTTTTCTGGCTTTCCTGGTATGGGTGGATTAAATCCATCCGTAATGGTTCAAATTCAACAACGAGGTGGTGGTTATGAAGGTGGGGAAAACTTACCAGTTGAAATGAGAGGTGGTGGCCGTTTATTAGCAGCAATGAAAGGAGGTAACTTTTTCTTAGGAACAATGGGATCTCCAACATCTTGGAGACCAATTACTGATTCATCTTTTATTTCTGTTTCATTAGAAGCAGCATATCAAAATTTAAAAGCAAATTTAAAAGCAAGTAAAGGAGCTGATTTAGCAGAGGACACACAAAACAAAGTAAGAGAATTAATAACTGCATTAAAAGCTGCTGAAGATGCAGTTAAAGAAAAACGTGACGAATTAAATAAATTTAATACTATCCTTTCAACACAAAACTTAAAAGATATTAATAAACAAACAGTCACCCAAGCTCAAATAACTGATATGGTTAAATTATACAACGACTCAATGTCCAGAAGACAATCCCTTGAAAATAAAATGTTCCGTGTAATTGTTGCATTAGGAAATCAAATGCAAACCGTAACCGTATAAAAAAATTGATTAATTATTATATTACTTTTATAAACCTAATAGGTATATAAAAATGAATAAATACCATCTAAATATTAAACTTCATGATGCATCTCTAAGTGATTTTTATCAAGAACGAAAAAATTATCAAAATGATAGTGGATATGATCTATATTGTCCAGAAGAAATTATTGTTCCACCAAATTCTGTTGGTACATTAGATTTTAAATTAAGCTGTTCTCCTGAATTTAAAGATGAATTTAGCCATAAAATTATTTCTGGTTATTATCTTTATCCAAGATCATCAATTTCTAAAACTCCACTAATAATGGCAAATTCAATTGGTATTATTGACCATGGGTATCGTGGAAATATTATGGCAAAAGTATTTAATACAAGTAAAGATCCATATGTTGTTAAACAAGGAGAAAGATTATTTCAATTATGTATGCCGACTCTTCAACCATTTACAGTTAATTTTGTAGATCAATTAGATAGTACTCTTAGAGGTAGTGGTGGATTTGGATCTACTGGTAAGTAATTAACTATCGAATGCCACACCAGCAATTCCATTTATAATTCTTAATACATTATAACTTAATGCATAAACTCTTGCTTTTCCAGGATTAGAATATGTAATTGATTTATCAACATTTAAACCTAATGAAATATCATCTATTCTAGAAAAATTACATGATCCACTTGGTTGATAATCTTCCGGATGAATTGCAAATGAATACATACCAATTCCTTCTGTTGAAGCACCATTTGATAAATATTGATAATTTTCAAGCCATGAAAAATATTGGTATGATCTAGATGTAATTCTTTCTTTACCATTTAAAAGAAATTGAACATTTTGTATAATACCATTTCCAATCTTTTTATCAAAATTATTTGTATAATTAAATTTATCTTTTATATAAGAATTTGGTATATAACTAATTTGAGCAACAAAAAATATTGCCTTTGTTGGATGATTATATAAAATATTTATTTTATTATTATTATTAATAAGTATTTTTTCATTATCATATTGTAAATATTCAAATAAATATTCATGATTTGATCTAGCAAATTTTATTCTTTCTGTATTATCTAAATAAATATAATCAACATATAAATATGTTGATCCTAAAGTAATACTACTTGAATTAAAAACACTGTTTATTTTACTTAAATAATTTATTTCATTACCAGAAGCTATAACTGAATAATTAGAATTTAAACCAACTATTTCAGTATTTATTTGAAATGGACTTGATGTTAATTTTATATAATATAATCTACTAGTATTTATATCAAATGATAAATATTTAGAATAAATATATTGATTATTTATAATTTGATAAATTATTTCACCACTCGTAAAATTTACTACACTTTCATTAGTTTGAATATAATGTGTTGGACCAAGAATTAATAAATCACTTAAATTATTAAATTCAACATTTATTTTAAGATCAGAATATTCTAAAGCAATTAAAGGTAATGCTAATCCTTTATACCTACTAAAATAAAATGGTAAAGGTATTTTTAATAAATAAGTTCCTTTTCCATTTTCATATTTTGTTAATAGTTCTATATTACCGATCATATTATTTAATCCACGTTTATTAGATCTTTGTGTTAATTCAGTCCATATATTTAACCAATCTCCATATAATTTATCTATAATTTTACCACCTAATTCAAATTCAACTGAATTTATTAAAGCATAACCAACTTTTTCAACCCAAGCAGTTATTGCAATATTTTGTAAATTTTTATCTTGATTAATAAAATTTGTATCTATTAATTTTGGTATATTTGGTAAAGTTACATATAAAATAATTTGTCCCATCAAATCAGCATTTTTTGAAATATTACATGTATATCTGCCTCCAAAATTAGGAGGATTTTGAAAAAATTGTTTTATAGCTTCTACAGAAAAATTTGTATGTCTTTTATATACCATTTTAAAATAGGTTATTGTTGGTTGATAAGTTAGATACATATCTTGTAATCCATATCCAGCAAGTTGAATTAAACCGCCTCCCATTCCTTTATCTTATATATTATTTTATTTAATATTATTTAACATAAAAATTATTTAATATCAAATCCCAATCCTCCGTAACCACTCATTACTCTAAATAAATTATAAGAAATACCTATTATTGTTACTCTAATTTCTTCACTTTGTATATTATTAAAATCAATTAATAAATTTAGATCATTTAAAAAACTAAAATTAATTGTACCAGATGGATGTTTTTGCATTGGATATAATCCAAAATTATATACATTTATACCATTAAGATAAGAATTATTAAAAAATGTATAAGGTCTAACTAAACTAGTTTCATCTGAATAAGATTTAAATCTATTATGTCCATTTACTTTTAATTCTGATTTTTTTATAATTGGTATTTGAGATGGTTTAACTGCTATTTGTAATTGAGATTGAACATCTTTACTTAGACTATCATAATTTCTTTTTAATATAGTTAATTTATCAAATCCTAAATTCGTAAATTTAATTAATAAATGTTTATCTAAAACTTCTAAAGTTGATAAATATTTATTATCTGTCTCATCTTTATCAATATATTTGTTAATATTTAAATAATAAGGTTCAGATGTATAGTTATAGTATTGTTTTAAATCAATATTTTCTTTTAATTGAGCAAACCATATAAGAGTTTTTGTGGGATTTTTAAAATTTAATTTTATCTGATTTGTATTTAAAAATGAATTTGTATTATATGTTAAACTTTGAAATTGTTCTATAATATACTCATGTTTAGATTCTGCAAATTTTTTTCTTTCATCTGCATCTAATAATATATAATCAACCATCAAAGTCATTTTTAATTTATCTAATTGTTTGACAGTAGTATATTCTAATTTATTTAATAAGTTATTAAGTGTTTTAATTTTAAATTTTATGTTTATTTTATTATATAATAAAGCAATAATCGGTATTGCAGATGTTTGACTGTTTTTATTTCTATTAAAATAAAATGGAATATCTATATATAAACTATAATTTCCAATTAATGATTTTTTTATTATTAATTTATTATCTTGACCAATCATTTTTGCAAATGCTTTAATCATTCCTGGTTCAATATAAAGTTCTTGTAAACAATTTATTATATAATCATCTACTCTATCAATTAATTCACCACCAATATATAATTCATAAAAATCAGAAAAATACATACCTAATTTTTCAATCCAACTCATAACAGCACCAGTTGTTACATTTGGATCACCTGGTCTTAATTTTAAAATATCTATTAAATTATTTGTATAATAATAGTTATCAATATCCCCTTGAGTATTAATTAATTCTGCATTAACATTATTATATAATCTATCTCTTTCTTCAATTATATTTACTTTTTTATTATTAATATCAATATTTTTATTTAAAACTAATACATTTGAATCACCATTTGTTTGATAATTATAATAATCATATGTTCCATTAACATATTTATTATTTATTGGTATTGTTGGTAATTTATAATCACCAATTAATGATTCTGATAAAAATATTTTTTCATAATTTAATGTACCATTCATTGACATTATAAAATACCAATTTACAATTTCGTTAAAATGATATAATCTCTCAATGTTATTAGATGGTAATATATTTGTTTTTTCAATTAATTTTTCTACTTTTTGATAAAATATATTTGAATTATTATTATATTCACTACCAAAATTCATTACTTGATATTTTGTATATTCTGTATCATATTTTAAAGGATTTAACATAAAATAAAAAAAATCTTTAATATTAAATGTTGTTGATTTATATTGATTTATTCTATCAATATATGATTTATAATTTAGTAAAATATCTTCATCAATTTTGATTGTATTATCTTTAATATTAAATGTATTATTATTTAATTCTAAATTATAATTAAAATTATTTTGTATTACTAGTGTCTTTATACTATCAATAAAATCACTAAAATACATATATGGTACTATATTAGCTGTATCTATATTTGATCCAATTTGATACGTAATATCATTATATAAATTATTATATTGAATATATACATCTTCATATATGTTTGCAAATGTCTCATCAAAATAATGGTTATGTGTAACTATAATATTACTATTTGATACTTCATAATCATATAATTTTGGTAAATAATCAAACGGTAAATAATAATATTGAACATATCCTTTTTTATTAATTTTTTGTAAATTTTTCCATTTTCTTCCTAAATATTGATTAATTTTATATTTTTCATCATTAGATAATATATCATTAAATATTAATATTTCCATAATATTACCTTCAAATGATTCTACAAATGATCCTGATTCGGATTTATAACCAGGAAATACAGACATTGTTATATTAGATTCAATTGGTCTGTTATAATATTTATTAAAAGTAGAATAACCATTTAAATATCCATTTATATATTCTCCATTAATTCTTTCCGTACAAAATATATTATTATCTTTTAATCTATATCCAAAATTATCTTCTAAATTAAAATTATAATCATTATATATAAAATCACCAAATTGTCCATCTGTAAATATTGTTGGGCCAATATTTGATGGACCAATATTTGATGGACCAATATTTGATAGGCTAATATTTGATAGGCTAATATTTGATGAAACTCCGTTATCAAAATATAAACAATATCCCGCACCAATTGCAATATCTGTTACAATAAATATTGTTGATTTTTGTTCAATTTGAATATTACAATTGAAAAAATTTGAACCATTAAAATTAATACCATTTTTGGTATATATTGGTGAAGGAGTAATATTTGCATTTATTTGAAAACTTTCACCAGTTAAAGCTTTATTTTTCCATTTTTTAACATTATCACCATTTGTTACAGGTGTAATACCATTATCTTTAAATATATTTGACTTATCTGCACCATCCAACCATAATTTTAATGATGAAATATTAGATGGATTAAAATCTTTATTTGTATTATCATATTGTTGAATTGCAATTGTACTATTACTTAAATATAAATGAACATCTGTAATTATATTACCATTGTAATTTAATTGATCGATATTTAATTTATCATATGATATATTAGCATTACTATCAAAATTTATATTATTTATGATTACATTTGAATTTTTTATTTCATTTAAATAATATTTAATTATATTTTGTTTAACAACACGTATATCATTCATATTTATTAATAGATTTGTATATCCATTATTACCTAATATTTCAATGTTGAAAGTTTGTAAAAATATATTAGAATTTAAAATAGATGAATTACTTATTTTATTATAATCATCATTCGTAACGACAATATTTCCATAAAATTGATATATATTTGAAATATTCATATCACTTAAGTATTGTTTTTGAGTTTTATTTGGATTTTTATTTATATATTGTAAATATTTATGATTATAATTAGTTAAATTTATTAAATGTTCAAAATTTTTATCATTAAATGAATTTTTTATTGAAAATATTATAGCATAATTTTCAGAATACAAATGGTTCTTTTCTATATTGTTTATTTTATAATCATTTTTTATATTAAATAAATCATATTTTTTAATATCATCATCATATATAGAATTTAAATAATATTCAATCAATTTATCGTAATTTTTATTTTTTATGATTTTATTGATAAGTGAATAATTAATTGTATTTTGTATTGATTCATCAATAACTATTTTTCCTCTTAATATTAAATAAAAATATTCTGAAATTAATGTTCTATATATTTGTATAAATTGATTATCAATATTTCTAATAATATTATATTTATTAATATTCAATAAAGTATTATAATTACATCTCATATTACCATCTAAGATGTATAAATCAAATAATAAATATTGTAAACTATTATAAAATATATCAAATGAATTATTTATAGTATATGTAGTCATATTAATAATATCAGTTGTATTTAATTGTATAAATGGTATTGTTAAACTTGGTAATCCATTTGAAAATAATGTAATATTAGAATAATTTATTATATCATTAAAATTTTTATCTGGTGTTGTTATTGTTGAATTATCACTATTTAATTTATAATTAGTAAAAATAACATTGTTCGATAGATAATCTCTCATATAATTTAAATCATTTTGAGTAATATTTTGATTTATATTTGAAATATAATTATCTAATATATTTAATGTTTGTATGTAATATTGAGAATTTGATAATATTCTTTGGATATCAAAATCATGAATATTATAATTACTATCTATTTTGAGCTGATTTACTATTTTTAATTCAACATTAGATGGTATACTATAATTAAATAATTTATTAATTTGAGTTATATAAATTGGATATGCTAAATAAGTATTATAATTTTCCAAAGCAAAATATTTTTTTAAATAATTTAATTCATAATCTTGAATTTCATGTTCTGATCCAAAAAAATAGGATTGAATTCTTTTAATTTGAAAATCGTATGTTTGTGTATAATATTCATATTTATATGTATCCAAAATTGGATTATTATAATATTCAATATTTGAAATATTATTAGATGCATTTATATTATTTTTATTATAAAACGCATGTGTAATATTATCTAGATTATTAAATATTAAATCTCTATTTTTATCAATTTCAAAACCAAAAAATTTTCTGTTATATACTTCAAATTGATCTAAAGATGATAATGATGGAAAATATCCACCAGAATCTAAATTAATAGATTTTATGGTTTGATTAATACTATTTAATTCAATATCATCTCTAATATTTAGTATACCATTGTTATTACTAAAAATTTTATAATCATTTTGAAATTCTGTACAAAGATCTATTAAGAAATCTTTTACATTTAATATATTAACATTTATTTGACCATATGAATCATCATTTTGGATATAATTAAAGATATCTGAATCAATAAAATAATTAGATGTTAAATCATATAAAATTTTATAAGATGATCCAATAGATATTGTATTGTTTATATTTATTAAAAAATTATAATAATTTTTAGAGTCATTATCAAAAGCAGTTATTAAATCATTATATAAATAAGAAATACGAAAATTATTTAATGAATCATAAAAATTAGATTTTTTAAAATATTCTAATTCATAATCATTCAAATTCTGCTGTTTTAAAGACGTGAATGTCTTAATATTTAATTTATTATATAATTGATTTTCTGATATGATATTATTATAATTTAATATAATATTTAATGTATTAATATTATCAATATAATCATTAAAATATCTTATTAATTGTTTTATATCTTTTGCAAAAATATTTATTGTATCTATTTTTGTTTGATTAAATTTACTATTAGGTATTCTATTATTTGAATAATCTACTAAATCATTTAATTTAATATTATTAGAATCATTATTATAAAATAATATATTTTCATTTATAGTTGAAAATCCAATTATATTAGAATAATAATCTGTTTCAGGTAATAAATAAACATTTCCAATAGGTGAAATATTACTTGTACCAATAAAATATGTTAAAGTTTGAGAAATTAAATGATCTATATCACTATAAGAAAAATAACTATATTTAGAAATTGGATAATCAATATTTCCTTTTATATTTGAAGATAATGTATTTTCAATAAATCCAATATTTAAATATGCATAAAATAGATGAGGATTCATATTATATTTATAATTTTTAAATACAAATTGTTCATTAGTTACATTACTTAAATAATTACATATATTATTTACATCGTGTATATTTGACTTTGACCTTAAATTTTGTGCAAGTGTTTTAACATTTGCTAAATCAAAATGACCATCTCTTATTGAACAAGAATTAATTATATTTGAATTAAATTGTGAATATATTTGATTACCATAATTAAAATATAAATAAGTTTTTAATAATTCGCCTTCTGGTAGATCTCGAATTGGATCATCATCAATTATAAAATTTATAAAATTTGAAAATGACCTTATATATGGATCACTTACAATAATTGAATTTGATTGGAATGAATTAACAAAATAATATCCATTTATCATAAAATTATCATAAAAATTAAATACAATATTTTCATATAAAAAGTTAGTTAATTTGATTCCATCAGTTAAATATTCAAAATCTGATATAAAATATTCAATATCATTAGTTGTAGTTATTTTGTTTTTTAACTTAATATTTTGGTTATCTAAATTATTAATTAATTTATGATATTCTAATGATATAAATTTAATTAATACAACATTATCTAATATTGTTAAAGGATTATGATAATTATTAAAATCATATTTATTTTCAATATAAATTAATGATGAATTTTTTATATATTCAGAAAGTTGAAATATATAATCTTCAAAAATATAATTACCAAATAAATACTTCGAATTATTTGAAAAATTAATAACATTTAAATTATACGTATCATCTGCATAATAAATATCATTTATTTGAGTATTAATATTACTATTACCTGATACATTAAAAAAATTTAAATAATATCCATTTTTTATATTAAAAATATTATCTAAATTATCAATATTCTCATCTATATTTAATTTGATATTATAAATATTCGAAATATTACTAAAACTTATATTTGATAAATAGATATTTCCAATAAAATCATCATTATTTGTAGATAATTTAACATTCGAATCAAAATCTATTAAACTAGAAATATCCTTATCAATATTAATTTGAATAAATTTTGTATTATTTTGTAAATAATCAAGTGTATTATTTAAAGATACCATATAAGAAGAATTTTGAATTAAATTATTTAAATTATTCCAATTTTTTAAATAAGATTGATTATAATTTAATATTTGATCATTAATTAATGTTAATAAATAATTATTATTTATTTTGTGATAATTAAAATCAAAGTTAAAATTACCAATACTAATTAATGCATCATAATTTGAAATTCCAGATTCAATATTATTTAATGGCATTTGAAAATATAAATTATTAGTACTTTGTTTAAAATTATTTGATATAATATTATATAAGATTGAATAATTATCAATTAAATTTTTAATAATATAATTTGTAAAATTTGTTTTAAAATTATTTTTTTCAATTAATTCTTGATTAGTAGTACCATTTAAATCAAAGTTTGTATTATTACTATTTGAAATATAGTGTTTATATAGATTAAAAGAATCTAAATCTATTGAAATTTGTGTTACATTTTTAATATCATTTGATTCAATTAAATATGTATTATTAATTAAATATAATAATGTATTATCAAAATTTTTAATATTAAAATTTAAATCAGATCCAATTAAAATTAATTTTTGATTATCTATATAAAAATTCTTAATAATTAATATACAAAATGCTAAGTTATTATTACCATAATAAAAATAAATAAATCTATTTATAAAATTAATATTTTTAAATGGATCTAATATAATTTTATATGTTCCATTCAATAATTTTTCAAAACTATCTATTAGTAATATTTCACTAAAATTATTTAAATTAAATGTATAATTATCAGTTAAAGGAGTAATTTTTATTCTTATATTTGGTATATTATTTTTATTATTTAATATATCAAAATTATTATAAAATACATATGAATTTATATTATCTTGATAATATTTATCAATTTTTAAAATATTAATTAATTCAAAAGCTTTATTTTTAAAATATACAATTATATTAGATGTATTTACAGCATCTTTTAAAACATCTTTTAAAACATAGATTAAACGTGAATCAATATTATTAATAGTTAAAATTAAATTAACTTCTATTAAATTTTTTGTTTCATAATATGTTAATTTATATTCATCAAAATTTTTTAAATCATTATCACCTCCATGTAAATTATTAATAATTGTATCATAATCATATAAATTATATGGTCTAATAAATCTAATACTATCAATATATTTATTTAAAATATCAATTGGACCAAATTCACTATTTATATAAATATTATCTTTAATATTTTTAATTAAAATATTTTTTATATTATTAGATGTTAATAATACTGTATTATCCTTCTTATCAAATAAATTTTTTATTAAATTAAATGTTGGAGATAATTTATTATTTCTATTTGCATATAATAAAATTTTATTATAAAAGGTTGTATAATCATTAATAATTTCAGGAGTATCAATTTTTGGATAATTAAAAATTATATCTGGATTATCAAAAATATTTGAATCTGGAGTTACATTAAAAAAATATTCATTATTTGAATTTTGAATAAATTGATTTAAATCTATTTTAGGAATAACAACAGAATATGTTGCAGTGTTTAATTCTACATCATATTGAAATAATTGATAATGTGTTATAATTTGTGTATTTTGCTGTTGATATTCTAAAATATTTTTAAACATATTCAAATTGTACAAATTATAATTATATATATTAATATTAATATCTTTATAGTTATTTGTTTTTTTTAACTTTTCAATTTCAATTGCTAATGGATTATTGTATTGAATTTCTATTTTTGGTAAATCTATTTTTAACATTATTTTTTTTAGCAAATCACCATTTTTTGGAATTTCAACTTGTAGTAAACTTCCAAATTCAATACTTGATGTAATTGGTATTTGATAATTAAATATTGAAAAATTTGAATATTTTCTATATACTTGTATAAAATAACTAAATTCAGGGTTACACATTAAAATTTTATCTTCACCTCCTGCAATAATTAATTGGATTAATCCACCTCCCATAATATTATATATATAATTGAGCTTTAAATAAAAAATTATATTATAAAATTTCTATAAATTTTATAAATATTTAACATAAATAAATTTTTTCACTTGATTTAAATCCATTAAAATTAGTAGATGATACAGTTGTATAAGCACCCATATTTTGAATTTTAAAATAATCTCCAATTTCTAATTCTGGTAATTTTGTTTCCAATATTTTATCTGCCGAATCACAAGTTCTACCAAATATAATTGAATCATATTCTTTTTTATCTTTTGGCTCTTTTATTAATTCTAATTTAGGTTTAGCTACATCATATGTAATATTAGAAAATGATGAATAAATACTTTCATCAATTATATATACATTTTTATTATTAGATCTTTTTTTAGCTATAATTGGAGTATATAAAACATGAGTTCTAGTTGCAAAATATCTTCCTGGCTCTGAAATAAATTTTATATCTTTAAAACCATTATTAAATAATTTTAATCCATTACTTATTTGTTCGGCTTGTTCAATAAATTTTTCATCACTTTCTCCATTAAATCCACCACCAATATCTACAATTTTATAATTATGATTTAAGTCCTTAGTATTATTAATTATATCATATATCATTTTAACTGCATCATAATATTGAACAGAATTATAACATCCTGAACCAACATGAAAAGAAAATCCAGATATATTCATATTATATTTTTTAGCTAATTTTAATATATCTCTTGTCTCTTCATAATCTGCTCCAAATTTTGAGCTAAAAGGCATTAATGATTCCTTATCATTAACTTTAATTCTTATTAATATTTCTATATTTTTATTTCTTAATTTTTCTAATTCATTAGTTGAATCAACAACTGTTAAAGATATATTTTTTTTAACTGCATGTGCTATAGCGGATGAACTTTTATAAGGGTTTGCATAAATAATTCTATTATTGTTTATTCCTAAATTTAGAATTTGATCAATTTCACCTGGACTTGCACAATCAAAATTAATACTATTATTTGATAAATTTTTAACCATCCAATTATCATTATTACACTTTAGTGCATAATATGGTTGAATAGTTGGTAAACATTTTTTCCAAAGATTAATTTGGTTAATTAGAGGTTTACTGCAGATTGTAAAAAAAGACTTTTGTTCTTTAACTAGCACATTGATTCTTTTCAGTATTATAATATTATTTCATGAAAATTAATTTTATAAAATAACATTTTCAATTTTTATGTAAAAATATACATAACTAAACTTTTTGTCAATATTTATATTTTATTAAATATTAAATATTAAATACTAAACCAGCATATCCATTTTGTAAAGATAAAATATTATAACCTATTGCATATGTTTTTATAGTTAATGTATCATTTACCTTAATTAAATGATCTATTAATTTTTGATGAATTACAAAAACAAAAGATTTATATTTATAAGTACTTAAATTAACAGCTCCACTTGGTTGATATTCTTCAGGTAATAATGCAAAAGTATAAATATTTATACCATCTGATGGAGTTTTTGTATGATATTGATATGGAATTACATAATTAGTATACGAGCCATCATAATTATTAAATCTATTGTATTGTTCAAAAGTATAACTTGTAGTAATAAAAGGATTTTTGCCATAAAAATATCCACTTGGATAACTTTGATTTTGAATTATTGGTGATAGTTCAACTAATTGAACAAAACAATTCTGTTCATTTTTCCAAAATCTTGAATAGATATTTATTGATGTTGAAGTAACACTTATAACTGTAAAATTACCATTGTAATTTTCAGAATTAAATATATTAACAATATCTCCAATTGAAATAATATGTGCTCCTATACTAATATTTACTATTTGTGATGAATTATTAGTATATACTTTAGTAATATTAGTACCTAAATAAATAATAGCTAGATCATATATACTACTAATATTATTAGTTAAATTAATAGTATTTTGAACTACCCAAAACATTTCTTTAATAGAATTTATAAAAAATGATTCAATAGTTACATTATTCGAATTAATATTAGGATAATTATAATTTTGAACTACTTCTATTAAATATTCTTGCGACGATTGAGCAAATTTTGATCTTTCATCAACATCTAAATAAATATAATCTACTAATAAACTAATATTAACTAATTCGATATTATCTTCAAAATTAAAATCTGACGGAGCATCTGTAAAAAATAATTTACGAATATCAGTTAATTCTAATTGAATTCTAACATCACTATATCTTAGAAATATTAATGGTATTGATGCGGAAATATATTTATTAAACCAAAATTGTAAAGGAACATATAATGTATATGAATCTTTTGAGCTATTATCAAAAGTTGTTAGACTCGGAATATTTCCAATCATTTTATTATATATATTTTCAAGTTCACTATTTAATGATAAATCATTCCAAATATTAAACCAATCAGAATCATGTTGATCAATTTTTTGCCCACCAATTTCTAATGATATATTATGAATAATTTTATGACCTATTTTATTTATCCACGCATATTTATAATTCGGATAATTACTATATATATATTCATATTTTTGTATTTTTAAATAAAAAAAGTGATCTATTATTCTTGATATAGTTTTAAAACTTGGTAGATCATAAAAATTAATTTGATATAAAAAATCAGCGGATGTTAAATAATCTGATTGCTTATAATTATAAAAAGTTTTTACTAAATCTATATTATAAACTAAAACGGTATTAAATCTATTATCTTGATATACATTATCTGCTAATACTTGATTATCATATGTGTTTCTTAAAATTATATATTCATTTAAAAAAATAAGAGTATTATATGTTGAATTATACGTAGTTTTTAAATTATTATATTCAGTAGATGTATAATATGAATTAGTAATATTTTTAATTTGATTAAATAAATTATTATAATTAATATTTTGATTTATTTTTGAAATATAATTATTGATTTCAATATAAAATTTATATATATATTTTAATATAATTTTATATTCATTATACTGTGTTTTTAAATTATTTATTTCTATTTGATCTACTTCATTATAATCTGAAATATAATTTGGATTTGACAAATATACTTTTGGTAAAACAATTTTTAAATACATTTTATTAACTAAATCACCAACTTTATCAAGAGTACAAGATATTATATTACCAAAATTTTTAATTCCACTGAAATCTTGTTCAATGTTTTCTATTGCAAAATTAGTATGTCTACGATACACTAATTTAAAAAATGTTATTTGAGGCATTCCAGTTAAAAATACATCTGCAGTACCATATGCGACTATTTGAATTAACCCTCCGGCCATTATTATAATATATATTAGAATATTATAATAACAAATTGTTATATATTAAATCATTAAATTGAAGGAATAAATTCCCAATTTAAATGATTACATATTTTTTTCCATATATTTATATCCATATCTTTTATTTTTTGATCTGATTTTAATAAATGTATAAATGGTAATATAAAATCTAATTCTAATAATTCACACAACTTATATATAATATATGAATAACTAATTAAATTTTTTCGAATATCTGGTTTATATATTTTAAATGGTTCTTGAACATCTCTAAACATTTGTCGTAATTTTTCTTCCTGTTTTCTGGTTAATTGTGGCGGTTCTTTTCCAGTAGTTTTAAAAATAATATATGGAATATCATCGTAATATTTATTTAAACCTAATTTTGATAATATTTCTCTCATTTGAGAAGGAGTAATATTTTTAATATTTTCATTTGTATGATATTTATTAATTTCTTTTGTAATATTATTACATAATTCTGTTGATAAATCAATTACTTCTTTTCCTTGAATTTTATTTAACCAATCATTAAAATGTACCATTGTTTTATATGCAACATATGTTTTTGTATCATTTGATTCTTCTTTATAATTTGGAATATCACTTTCTACTAAAATCATTTGACTTTCTCCACATATTTTACATACCATTAATCCATTATGTAAATCTAATATCATTTCATCTTTACAATTACTACACATTTTTGAAATTTTATCAAATTTATTTTTTTTACCATTACCTTTTGTAATTGTTTCTTTATCGACTTTAGATAAATATTGATTTAATAAATTAAATTTATCTTTTGAATCATCCTCATAATCCATTAAAATATTAAATGTATCATGAAGATAATCATATTCATCATATAATGATAATTGTTGTATTTTTGATTTTATATCTGTTATTTTTAAATTAATATTATTTTTATCGGAAATATTAGTTGTAATCATCAATGTATCATCTAAAAAAGATAATTCTGTATTTAATTCATCTATTCTTTTTTTTTTATTTTCTAATTCGGATGTAATTTCTTCATGTCTAGTTGCAAGATTCGATTTAGCATGTGTTTTTTTTAAAGATTGTAAGATTGAATGATACTTTGAATTCTTTTTTTTAAACATGTATATAATAATAAATTATGGTTTACTTTTAAATTAAAAAAATAGTATAGTTTTAATTAATTTAATTAATTTGATTCTGGAAATTTTTTTTCTATAATATAATTATATATATAATGGGTGGAGGTTTAATGCAATTAGTCGCTTACGGCGCTCAAGATGTTTACCTAAACTGTTGGGTAGAAAAGCAGGCTGCTTAAGAATCAGATATATAGATTCTTAGGATAAAATCAGTTAGTGATATATATCTATTTGATGTTCCCATCATCAAATATTCACACCTGCTAGTTAATGATTACAATGAAAAAGATAAATTAAAAATTTTAAATTATAAAATGAATAAAAAATCATTAGCAACACTTTCAAATTCAGGCGAACTCATAAAGCCGCCCTGTACCAAGTTAAGTAAGAAATTATTTAATGGCCAAGAATAGCAACCTTGGGTATGGTAATAAGCAGGCGGATGTAGATAAAAATGTATAATAAAAATCTTAAATTGATAAGCACTGAGCCAAGTCCTAAAGATCGTTAAGCAAGATCAATGGATGCAGTCCAGAGACTAGATGTAAGTGGGTCTGAGAGAATTAGCAATTCTCTATGAAGGCTTAAGGTATAGTCCATCCCCATAACGAAAGTATGGGAACCGATGTACAGGTAATCCTCAAATCACTTTTTTCAAGGTTAACTTCTGTTTTTAACCGGCCTTGAATAGTAACTATTAAAAGTAGTTGCTAGTAGAAATAAAAATTATATGTTAAATGATATTAAAATTTCTGCTACATTGTCAAATTGACGGGAACCGCTTAAAGACGTATAAAATATATTAATAAAATGTTTATAAAAATTGAAAAAAAATTATATTAGTTTTACATAAAAATAAAATTTATAATAATGAAAAAAATTTGTTCATTCTGTAATATAGAAAAGAATTTAGAATTATTTTCAAATGATCAAAGACAAAAAGATGGTAAAAGACCAAATTGTAAATTATGTAAAGCTATAAGTGATAAAAAATATAAAGAATCTAATAAAGAAAAAATATTAAAAATTTCACAAGATTATTATCAAAAAAACAAAAAACTAATTAAAGAAAAATCTTCTAAATGGTATAATGAAAATTTTGAAAAGTCAAAAGAAACTAAAGCCCTCTATTATCAAAATAATAGAGAAAAAATGGATTTAGCAAAAAAAGTTTGGCATGAAAAAAATAAGGAGAAAATGAAAATATGGACGAATGAATATATGAAAGATCGATATCATACTGATATCGATTATAGAATAAAAAGTATGATGAATAAACGTATTCGAGATTATATTAGATCTAAAACTAAACCTACATTAGAATTTCTTGGATGTTCTATTGAGGATTTTAAACTATGGATAGAATACCAATTTGATAGTAATATGAATTGGGATAATATGGGTAGTTATTGGAGTTTTGATCATGTAAAGCCATGTAATTCATTTGATTTTTCAAAAGAAAATGAGATTTTAGATTGTTATAATTGGACAAATCTTCGTCCATTAAAAGCAACAGAAAATAGTTCTAAAGGTTCAAAAATTGATAATTTAATTATTGAAAATCATAAAAAAATATTAGATTCATTTATTGTATAAACATATATTAATATATGGTGCACCAAGTTAGGATGGAAACATTTTAATGGCCTAGAATAGGAAACTAGGGTATGGTAACAGACACTCGTATGCGTTAATTTAAAAGTAAAATGAAATTAACAAAATAGCAAATCCGCAGCCAAGTCCTAAAGATCGTTAATGCAAGATCTATGGATGCAGTTCAGAGACTAAATGTCAATGGGCCTGATAAGTTTTAGCAAAACTTAGATGACGGCTTAAGTTATAGTCCACCCCCTTAGGAAACTTTGGGGAATAAGTGCGTTTACAGAAGACACACAAACTTTGCAATGGAATCAATCGAACAAACCTTCAATGGAACCGGTGATTTCGGACGTAAAGTACAATGCCCCGTAGTACGTAATGGGGATTTAATAACAAAAATGTATCTCAGAGTAGCAATATCAGCTGGAGATTCAACAGCAGTTACTACAGGAAATTGGAATAATGTTCAATGGGCATGGGTTACATCCCTTGGTCATGCATTAATCGATAATGTTGAATTAGAAATCGGTGGTACACGTATCGATAAACACTGGGGAGATTGGTTAACAATCTGGAATGAACTCTCAAGAAAAATTGGCCAAGATCGTGGTTACAACACAATGATTGGAAATGTCCCAGCATTAACAACATTAGCACAAGCACACCCTGCATATGTATTATGGGTCCCTCTCAGATTCTTCTTCTGCCGCTTTGATGGCTTAGCATTACCATTAATTGCTCTCCAATACCATGAAGTTCGTGTTAACTTTGAATTTGTAGCAGTTGAAAATTTAATCAATTTCCAACAAATTGGTACTGGTGGTGCAAAAGCTCTTGCAAACGCATTAGGCTTAGCAATGACAAGTTGCTCATTATATGTTGATTACATCTATCTTGATTCAGAAGAACGTAAACGTTTTGCACAAGCCTCTCACGAATATTTAATTGAAGCATTACAATACCCAGGAGCTGAATCAGTAGTAGGTCTAGCTTCAAAAATCAGACTCAATTTAAATCACCCCTGCAAATTCTTAATATGGACAACCAAATTAGGTCGCTATTCAAATGGTTCTTCATTCATAGGTAATGCAGGTAGATTTGCATTAGCATTTGCTGCATCGGGTAGTGCACCAACAAATGCAAACAGTAATATTTACACTGGAGAAGAAGGACAAGTCGCATTTGTTACAGTTGATTCAAATGGTGTAATTGTACCAAGAAGTGCATCCTTACAAGCAATCTATAACTATATGCAACCCGTTTTAATTGCAACTGAAAATGGTGTTGGTGTTGCTGAAGTTAATAACGTTACTCTTTTAGGTGTAGCTTTATCAGAAGTATTCTTATCTACTCCAACATCTCAATACACCTCAAGTACTGTAGTTACATTTGCCGATGGTCATACAATTACAGCAGATCTCTCTACCAGAAACTCAGATACTGGTAATGAAGGAGCTTCAAAATTTGATATTTTCATCCAACAATATGATAATTTTGGAAATCAACTTGATGGTTCTGAAAATCCAGTACTCCAAGCATTACTCCAACTCAATGGTCAAGATAGATTTGACCAACGTGAAGGACAATATTTCAACTACGTCCAACCATGGCAATGCTTCTCCAATACACCATCAGACGGTATTAATGTATACAGCTTTGCCCTCAACCCTGAAGAACACCAACCTTCAGGCACATGCAATTTCTCACGTATCGATAATGCAACATTATCAATTAACTTTGGTCGTTTAAGAGCAGATGGTGATGCAGAAAGTTATTACCAATCAAACTACATTGGTTCAAACGGTACAGCAACATCAGTCTGGGCAGTAAATTACAATGTATTACGTGTCATGAGTGGAATGGCAGGCCTCGCTTACTCCAACTAAGCATTTTACAAAAAATGTATTTTAATTTTACTCAACTAAAGAGATATTATGTATATATTCTATATATAATGCCCCTTCCAAAAACAATCAAGATCCACCGCACAATCGTTCAAGAATTTGAAGTTATCAATCATACAGATCTAAAAACTAAGCTTCAACAAGCAATATTAATATTAGAACAATATAAAAAAGAACACCCAGATTATGCAAAATTAGTCGATGATCTTAAAAATAAAGATAATTGTAATGATCTACGTAAATCCTTTAACGATATTCTACAATTATCAGGTTTCCCCCAAGCAATCATTGACAAAAATTTAGCACCATTAGAAGATGAACCACAAGAAATAATTGATCAAGATGCAAAAGATATCGCTCAACAATTAATTGATGAAGGATTTAAAGGAGTATCTAGTAATTTACCAGGAAATTGTGGAGTTACTTCAAACATGATTCCAAAGTATTGTTATTACAAACCTGCTTCTGATAAGAGAGGTGATAAATTTATTATTGAAAGACATCCAAAATTAATTACAGAAGGTAAACGACAATGGGCAACTACAGAATCAAAATTAAAAACAACAAAAGAAAAATATGATTTAATGATTCAAAAATTAAATGAATTAAATAATTTAATATAGTTTTTTTTCTAAATTAATTTATAATGCATAATATTGTAGATTATTTAACAGATTATTTAAGTATATTTACAAGAGGGTCTTATGTCGGAGGTGATTTAAGTGAACCTGTAAAAGGATTTATTGAAAGAGTAGATTTTAAATCAGTATTAAATTATTATTATAAGGATGATGAAAGTAAATTATTAGAATTAAAATTAAAAGAAGATAAAAAAGAAGAATTTAAAAAAGATCAAGTTGAATTAGTAACAAAGATGTTGGAAAAAGTTGATAGTTATAAAAAACTGGGTATTTCTGGAGAATCAAAAATTAGTCAACTTGGTGGAAGTAAAAATGGATATTGGCCAATATTAGCGGTTGCTGCTACTCTTGTGGATGGATCTTCTGCACCAACAGCTAAACCATCTTCTGGATTACCAGCAGCAGCAGCACCAGTAGCAGTAGCAACACTACCAGCAGCAAAACCACCAGCACCAGCAACAGCACCAGCAGCAGCACCAGCAGCAACACTACCAGCTGCACCACCTGCTACTGTCGCTGCTCATATTATTGCTGATCCGGTAGTAGCACCAGTAGTATCATTGCCAGCACCTTCAGTTGTTTCTAAAGAAGAAAGTCTATTAAGTTTGATATTAAAATATATGCGTTCATCAGATGATAGTATTATAGATGCTACTGAAAAATTAATTACAGTCGCTAAATTTACTACTGATGCGAATGATTACACAAAAATGGAAGATTTAGACAAAGGTATAAAAACTAGTAATCCGCCACCAACATTTGTATTAGTTTCTATTTCTGATTTAGCAAGCCATTTAAATAAATTATACAGTGAAACTACTGATAAAGTTTTAAAAGTTAATATTTCTGATATAAGAATGGCAGTATTAACTAAATATGTAAAATAATAAAATGTAATAATTAAAAAATCATTATAATCATAAAGAAAATTAATTGAATATATATGAGTTATTAATAATATTTGACAATATTATTAATAATAAATCAATGATATAAAATGAATATAATTTATAATTATTTTATATAAATTATTAGATCAGCATAATTATTATAGTATTAAAAATATTTAGATTTTAAATAAATTATTATTATATAATATATAAATGAATAGATTACATAATTATATCAATTTAGTAAAAAATGTTGAATCTAATTTTATAGGTGGAGTAGTAGGTGTAAGTCCTGCTCAAATATCTAATATATTAGCTGAAACTGATCCTAAAAAAAATGCTGCTGCTTATATTACAGTTTTAAATGAGTTAAAAAAAGATAAAAGATTAGGAACAGTACTAGGATCTAATACAGACTTAGATAGGGAATTATTAGGTGCTTTTCAAAATGCTATTGGACCCAAAGATGATAAAGTAGCTAAAATAAATGAATTTATTACTGCTTTAACACCTCCTCTCGCAAAACCAGCAGCAGCAGCAAAAAAAACATATGCATCAGTAGCAGCATCACCAGCATCACCAGCCTCAGCATCAGCCTCAGCATCAGCAGCAAAAAAAAAAGCAGCAGCAGATGCAAAAGCAGCAGCAGATGCAAAAGCAGCAGCAGATGCAAAAGCAGCAGCAGATGCAAAAGCAGCAGCAGATGCAAAAGCAGCAGCAGATGCAAAAGCAGC